GATATCGCCGAGCTCGAATTTCTTCTTAACCTTCTTCGCCAGATCCCCCACCTCGCGTTCGATCGAGCTCGTGCTGCGCCTCGCCGCGTTTTCCGCCCGGCGAAATTCCGCGATAAATTGCTCCGCGTCAGCAATGACCTTCGCGGAAACAGGAGGAAGTGAGCGTGCGCCAGCCATGGGTTATGCGGCGCGCGAATGGCGCCCTGCTCTTACTTCGCGATCCACGATGCGCGTATAGCTGCGCTCGACGGCGCGGAAGAAGGCATCCGATTGCTTCTGCATCGTCGTCATCACCGCTGGCCGAATAAAAGGTTTCGCCGGCACGAATCCACCCGCGCGGCCTTTGGCTTGGGTTTTGATGATCCCGCGCTTCCAGCGCTTCAGCTCTTTTCCGTTCTTGGAAAACTTGCCGATACCCACCAGCTCGAGATGGTGCTGCGCCTTCAGCGACCCGCCTACCGCGATCAAGTGGCCATACTCCACGAGGTGCGCATACTTCGCCGGCCTGCGTGCGCCTTTATACAATCGCCCGAGACGGCTCTTGCTCCTCCCCCAGTAGTAATCGCGATCCGGCCCGACCAAGCCCACCGCGCGCCCGGTCTGCGGGTAGACTACGACTTTATTCGTGATGCTCTCGCGGAGCGCGCCTGTGTCTTCGCTCCGTTTCGCAAAGCGTTTCGCCGCGACTTGGATCGGAAGCACCGCACCCATGACGCCATCCCGCAGGATTTGATTTCGCATCGCCTCCGGGAGCGCCTTCAGCACGCCGCTGAGCGCATCCATCCCGCGGACGTATTGGAAATTACCTGATTTCATTTCTTGATGGCGTTGGGAAATGCGGAGCGGAGTTGGGCGGCGAGTTGCTGTTGAGCGCGTTTCTCTTCGGCGGCTTCCTCCGCCTCGGTCTTCTTGCCCTGGCTCGCGAAGGCCAGGGCTTCAGCTTCGAGGGGACTCAGCTTCCAGTAATCGAGATTAGCCGCGCCGATTTGCCCGTGGATCACCGCTCGCGCCCAGGGCACTAGCGCTTCGAGTCGCTTTTTTTTTCGGCAGTGCGTTTGAAAAGATCCGGCCGCGCGTGCTTGATAATTGTCACCAAGCTCCGCGTGGCGGCGATTTGCGCGGCATCGTCCGGCAACCATTCCGCGATCTCCTCCGGCGTTTCCGGCGCATGCTCCGGCCGCAGCGCCGCAAACACTCCTACGCACATCGCGTAGAGCGCACGTCGCCGATTGGAGATAGCACCGAAGAGCTCCGCGATGTCGTAGCCATGTTTAGAAAGCAGCGCTTCGCTGAGCTTGGTCCACGCGAGCGGATACTCACGATCGCCGACTTTGAGGGTAGGTTGAGGGGTGCCCGGTTCCATAGTGGAGAGAAGATGGGTTACGCCTTGGCGGGCTTGCCCGCCGCCGGCTCGGCAGCGGCAGGAGGCGTATCGGCGATGAACTTCTCCTTGAGCCACGCCGCCACGAGATCGGCCGGCACGTCCGCTGGCACCGTGCCGCCCTTCTTCAAATACCAAGGCCCATGGTGAATCACCTTGCGGTGCACGTAGTAGGTTTTCGCGCCGCTCATGGGTTATTGCGTGAAGGTTTCGGCGGCGTCCGCCTTGTAGTTGATCGTCGCCTCGAGCAGGCCGGTCTCGGGGTCCACGTTGCCACTCACCAGAAAACTGGTGATGTAGCCCGAGAAGGCCCACTGCGCGTTGCCGGCATCGGGCAGCACCAGCGTGAAATAATATTTCGTCGCCGCCGCATACGCCGCGCGCACGGCCTCGTGGCCCGTGTCCGCCGGATCGTAGGCGATCGTGATCGCGAGCGATTGCGTGTCACGCAGCGGTGCCGGGATATATTCCAGCGTCGTGCTGCTATCGTGACAGGTTGCATTGATCATCGCGCGGAGCCCGTCGCCCGGTTGGACGGAACGGACGCCCGCGAGGTTGGTGGAAGGTGCCGCGGAAGCGCCGTGCTTTACCAGCGTGCCCTTGGTGGCGATGCGTGTGCTCATATTTTATTTCGGAGTTGGAAAATAGGTCAGCCTGGAGCGCCGAAGAATTCCGCTTCGACGATGCGCAGAAATTGATCCGTGGCTTCGGAGTAGCCGTCTTGCTCGGTGCAGCGCAGGCATACTTCGCTGCCGGCTAGCGTCACGTTATCGAGCGCGGCCACGATCGCCGCCGCCAGGTCGCGCGCGGCTTTATACGTGCCAGCCACACAGGAGAACTGCACCAGCCGAATGCTCGACGCGCTCGCCTCGGCAAGTGTGGCGTCCGGAGTGCTCGCGATTTCCTGCCAGGCCACATACGGCGCAAGGGTGTTTTCCGGCGCGATCACTGGATACACGCGCGCAGCGGCATCCGCGCCGATCAGCGCGGTGATACTCGCCGTGGCGAGAAACTTGGTGTGGATGGATTCGGCGAGGCCCATGGCTTATCGATCCAACCGGCGTTTGATTTCTGCGGTGCGCTCGTCGATCCGGATAAGGATTTCGCGCTGCGCATGCGCATCGTTTTGCAGCGCTTTGATCTCATCGTCGTGCCGGGCGACGTCGGCCCGGACCATCGCCCAGGCCATCGCCACGCCGCCGCAAAAGGCGATGATCACAACCATCGTGCCCCACGTGGTGCGCAAGCGGCCATCGCTATGCACGAACGGCGCGAGAGTTTTTTCCCCACTCATTTCACCACCTCCGGAGGCTGCAGTTTCAGCCAGCCTTTTTGCGTGTAGGGCAGGCCGGAAAAGAGCGGGATGTTGACCGTGCGCCGATAGTCGAGCGAGCGCCACGTCCAACCCTTCTCCGTCCGGCGCAGCCCCGTGGCGCGGATTTCGATCGTGAGGTATTGCCCCGCTTCGCCGAATTCGCCATCGCCCTGAAAATCCGCCGGCACGAGGCGATCGAGCAATGGACCGATCAGCAGCTTGTCGGATGCTTGGACGGCACTCGACCGCGTGAGACATCCCGTAAGAATCGAAAGAAGACTCATGACAAAGAGGATTCTAAAGGCGGCTTTCATTTCTTGGCGGCGGCTTCCTCCGCATACTCCACTTGCGGCAGCGGCTTGGGCGCGCTGCTGCAGCCGGCCGCGCCGAGCGCGAAGCCGATGCAGAATGCCCAAAGGGCGAGGACTAGAATCTTGCGAAGGTGCATGACATCACTTCTCCCTCGGTGAGTTCGATCACTTGGCCGTTTTGCGGCTCGATAAAGGTGCGGCCCTTGTCGGTAAAAGCGCAGACGATCGCATGGCGCCCGCCCGTGCGCTGCGTGTAGAAAATCTCCCCCACCGCCAGCGCCTCATCTGTCACCTGTCTCCCGTCTCCTGTCTCCTGACTAGCCGCGTGGCAGTCTTGCGCTAGCTGCGCATAGGCGCGGGCGAAGCCGTCGCAATCGTTCTTGCGCGTCCACGTCTTGAGCCCCTTCGCCCAGCGGTCGCGTTGAAACTCATTCCAGAAAGCGCCCTGCAACCAAGCGAGCGTGGGCCGCGCGTAGCTCGCATCGGCAAACCACACCGGGCAATGAAAGTAGGAACGTATCTCGAGCTGATTCACGAAGTGCTTACAATGACGGGCGTTGAATTGTAGGGCGCGGGGTGGCTACTGTTTGCACGCCATGCCAAAGCCCACGAAGTGGAAGGAAGCGGTGATATTGTTCATCATGGGCGGGCTAATGGCGGTTTTGTTTTGGACGTGCGTATTCAAGGAGCGGGGACCGACTACGGATTATCCGCCTGGTAATACAGGTGTCCGGCCTTAGCGATGAAATCGACCAGCTCCTGGCCGTTGTGGGAGTGGCTGTTGATGGTCCACGAATCGGCGACAAATGTGCTTAGCGGCCGAGTCACCTCGCGTAGTCTATCTTCGCGGGTGATTACCGTATCGTCCGCGTTGTTGCGTTTTACCCTCTGGTAAAACCACGAGATGTTGCCGTTGCGGTCGAGTTGCACGCGCACCAGCTCGAGCCGGTGCTTGATAGTCACCGCCGTGTTGGCGCCATCGTTGAGCGTGCCGATGTCCTGCGCCTTAGCGCCGATCATGAACAGGGAGATGATAACGAAACCGAGGGAGAAGTTGAGCTGGCGGTTGCCGCCGCGGAGCCAGGGGCGATCGGAGTAAGTTTTCATAAGTCGGAAGTTTTTAACACAGAGGGCACGGAGAACACGGAGGAGGATTGAGGTTTGGGCTCTGTGACTCTCTGCGAACTCTGCGTTGAAAGGATTGGTTAGCTACCGGTAGTAACAGGCGTCCAGGTGGTGCCACCATCGGTGTTCACATACATGCGCGTGCTCGTGCTTGAGCCATCGGAGCGGAGGTAGATGGAGCCTTGGGCAGCGGAAACGGTCGGCGCACCGCTGCCGTAGTATATACCGAACCCCGATGTAGTGCCCATCAGGAGACGGGCCGATGTGCTGCCACCCGCGGGCGTGGCGGTGCTGTTTGCTATGGTAACAGAGCCCTTGAACGTTACTGAACCAGCACGGGCAACGGTGACGCTTGCGGCTAAGGTTCCTGATCCGATTGTAAGATTCGATGACGAGTCGGTTCCGAAGTTCCAGTTCTCAACCGCATCATTGAAATTAAGGAATGTATTACTAGCAGCGCGATTGATAGAGGTGAGGCCACCAACATACACTGCGCCCTGAATTCCGGCGCCGCCAGCAACTTGAAGTGCGCCGCTGGTGGTGCTGGTGGCGGCGGTGGTGCCGAAGACTTTCAGTCCGCCCGAGCCGCTGATGTCGGTGGTGCCGCCGATGAGGAGGTTGCCTGCTGAACTAATCCGAACCCGCTCCGCGAATGCGCCAGATGTGTTTCGCGTATACAACTGAATGATACCTGATGCATTAGTTGCCACGCTACCATCTAGAATTACGTTGATTGATGCCGCTGGTTTTCCAGTGCTAGCACCCGTGCTTCCGAAATTGATAGCTCCCACCAAAGATGTATCCGCCGTTGCTGATGAACCAAGGGAAAGTGCCGCATAACCGCCCGATGATTGCACTATCCCGAGAGTCGAAACCGTGCCTCCGTTAACCAATGGGTTAAGCGTTGAACCAAAAAAAGTGGCGCTTGTGGACCCCTGGCCTAGCAACAAGCTCGCGCCGCTGCTGCCGGCGTTGAGCGTAAGATTTGTGGCGCTCGCGGCGGTGATGGTGTTGAGCGCGGTGGTGCTGGTGATGTCGGCATTGGCGCCCAAGGCGGCGGCTCCCGTGGTGGTGCGCCACGCGGCGGCGTTGGCATCGTCGAGCACGGTGCGCGCGAACGATGAAAAGTCGGTGACGGATGCGGTGCCGCTGCCGGTGAAGTAAGGCAACTTGTCCGCCGCGCTGGTGAGTCCGGCGAGGGCTTGCAGCTCGGCATCGAGCGGCTGAAAGGTCGATGTGCCGCCGGAGACTGTCGCCGGCAACGTAAGCGTGAGCGCCGACAAATTCAGCGTGCCGCCCGTGGGCGTGCCGCTCAGTGTGCCGGCGATGGAGAGCGTAGAGCCAGCGAGAAACGATCCCGTGCGACCAGTGCCGAATTTCAGATCGGCCGTGATTTGATCGCGCGTCGCCTGCGCTTGCGATTTTTGAACGGCGATCGGTTGCTGACCGAACAGTGGAACACAGAGGACACAGAGCGCAGCCCACAGAGAACACAGAGCAATCACTCTGTGACCTCCGTGCATCCTCCGTGCACTCTGTGCTACCAAATCAGTTTCGGATTTCATGCGTTAGCGGGAAAGGTGAAGCGCAGGAACTGCCAGGCGGTGCCGTCGAAATAGAACTCGGCCACGGCATCGTCGCCCGAGCCATCGGTGAGCATGCTCGTAAGCAGTGTGCCGCCGCTCGCGGCGTTGCGCCATTCGATCGTGATCTCGGCCGTAGCCGGCAGCGTTAACCGATGGCGCACGGACGCGCCCGCGATCGGCGCATTGCTCGTGGCCAAAATCATGATGCGCGTCGTGCTGCCGCTGCCGGTCACCGCCGTCACTTCCGTGTGCACCATCGCGAGCACGCCGGGTGTGATCGTGCTGTTGCCGCTCGAGTTCGCGCTGGCGGCGTAAGTGAAGAGCGCGCCGGCCAGCGCCGCGAGCGTCGCAGCAGCATCGCGCGAAATGCCCGTGGCGGACACATCGAGCACCGGCAGGGCATCGCCTTGCGCCAGGCCGGCAGCCGCCAGCGGAGCACGTGCGAGAGTTTGGGTGAGAGTTTCGCTCATGCGTCAGGCGGCGTTGTGCAAAAGGGCAAACGAGCTGTCATGCAGCATGCGGATGGGCTGGCTACCGCCATGCAGCAGCCGAACGCTCAAGGCGGAACCCGAGGTCACATCGACCCCGCGGAGAAAGAGATCGAGGAAGTGCCGCCGGCCGTCTTCCGCCGCGTGCACGATTTCAAACACATCGTCGCCATGCTGCAGGCGCCAGCCCTCCGCCACGTCGACGCGATGCCGGATGCGGTAAACCAGGCTCGTTTCGAAATGCTTCGCCTCGGCCGCATACAACCGGCCGCCGCGGCTATCGAGCTTGCCGGCCCACGCCGAGCCGGCCTCGATCCAGGTAACGACCTCGCCGCCCACGGCATCGCGTGCGGTGTAGCGGAAAAGCAACATCACGCGGCGATCAAGCCGGCCGGGGTTGTTGTTGCCTGGGGCGCGCAAGCTCATCGGCGGAAAGCTCCAAACGCCAAGCTCCAAACGCCAAAGAAGCTCCAGCTAACAAATCTCAATTGGCTGTTGGTCATTATTTGGAATTTTGGACGTTTGGGTTTTTTGATTTGCGCTTCATCGCTACGCGATGAACGCCACGCGGTGCCCCTCGATCATGTCGGTGAGGTGCGCGGGGAGCGGGTTGACGATGTTGCCCACGTTTACCGGCAGGCGTTCTTCATACCACCAGGCCACCATCCAGAGGATCGCCAGGCGGATGTCTTCCGGGATGCTCGCGGCACTCGCGCCGAAACCGGATACGAAAGTCACGTAGAACGCGCCTTTGTAATCGCCGAGCTCGGGCCAGTCGTAATCGGGTTTTAGCGCCAGGCGCCCGAAGGCGCCCACGCACGCCACATCTTTGGCCGAGTAAGCCGAGGCGGAAAAGGTCTGCTCGGCACCGGTGCTGTCGAGATACTTCACCGACGAAATCGAAGACAGCGGAGCCCGCGGCAAATCGACTTCGGTGAGCGTGGCGCCGTTGCGGCTCGGGAGCCGGTCCCACGTGGCCTTGAGCGTTTGATTGACGAGCGCGAGCCCGGTCATCCGCTCGAACTGCCGGCGTGCCGCCTTGATGAGATGGGTGACGTAAGCATCGTCATCCGACGAATCGCGCCGCAGATGATAGCCAACCTCAGCATCGGAGACGGTCCAAGGCTCCGCCGCCGCGTCCGTGACGATCGTAAGCCGCGCCGGATCGATCGCGCGAGGCGTAGTCGGATGAAAGATACGATCGTCGAGGGTCATGGCGAAGCGGTAGGCGGCAAGCCTTAGGCTTTAAGCTTCTTCGGCTTGGCCGGGACAGCGGCCGGCGCCGTGGCGGTTTCCGGCGCAGGCGCGGCGGCGGCGGTTTCGACGACGGGACCCGCCGTCGCTCCTTCGGAGCTTTGGCGAGGTTCGTCCTGCTTCGCAGGCGAAGGCGCGGCGACTTTATCGGGCGGGGTGCGGCGGGCCACGCCGAGGTCGATCAGCTCCTTGCCGAGCTTGTCATCTACTTCCACCGGCACATTTGCCGGCGCGTGAGTGCCGCGGAGATTGAGGCCGCGAAGTGGTGTAATGTTCATGGCGAAATTATTGCGCGTGCACCTTCGAGGCGGTGAGCGTGCCGGCCACGGCGAAGGCCGGGTTGTCCGTGCCGCCTACCGTGGAATAAATCCGCGTGCGCTGCGGCAGACTGCGCGCATGCAACGAAATCGTTTGCACACTCGTGTTGAGCGCCGTCTCGACGGTGGTGAAGCCGCCGCCAGAAATATCCGTGAACGTGTATTCGTCGGCGTAAGCCATCAGGTTCTCCGTCGCGGTTACGCCGGCCCAGTTCGTGGCGTCGAAAGTGTTGAACGTGCCGCCGCTGGCTACCGTCTTGGAATACCAGCGCACGTTGATCGTGGCGCTCGCGGTATAATCGCCCGCCAGCACGAAGTGGTAAACCGTCGCGTCAGAGAGGTCGACCGGCTTGGCAAACGTGAACGTGACCCAGCCGGCGGTCGTGCTCACTTCGGTGTCGATGTCGACCGTGTTGCTCGTGCCGTTGGTCACGGCGGTGCCGCTCGGATTGCCCGAGTTGTTGGTCTCGATCGTGAGCGTCAGCTTCTTGCCGGCAGTAAAGGAACCTTGCTTGTCGAGATAAAGCGCCACGCGCTTGATCGAGCGGGCGCCGCTCTGCGTGAACCGAAGCGCGAGTTTATTATTCGTCGTAGCACCTTCGCGCAGCTCCGTGGCGGTCGCGCCGAGCGTGCTATATTCATAGCCGCGCGCGAGGCCGGTGGAGCCCTGCAGCTTGCAAGCAAGCGTCGGATTGGTGCCCGCGGTATTGCGGACGGTGATGGTGGCGTGCGCGCGGCCCGTGAGGCGCGACGTGTCGAGATCCAGACCGCCGCCCGTAGCAGTGATGCTGGCCGGCGTGAGCAATGTTTGGGTTTGCATGTTAGATTTCCTTTAGATGGTTCGCGGGGTCTGTTGCCGCCGAAACCCGCCGGGCCGAAGCCGGGCGGGTTGTAAGCGGAGCGGCTCAGGCTTATGCGCCGAGCGCGTCGAGCATCGCCGAGAACGACTTCGGGCGGACCACGCCGCCATCGTAGTAGCCGGCCGCGACGAGCGTATAGAGGCCCGTCTT